CTTGAAATGGCTATTATTGATAGCAATAATATTACTTTGAATACTAGGGAATGTATGCACACTCCCTCAGCCATGGATCGTCGTTTCATCACCTGTGAATTTGTTGTTGATGAATATTACATTAAGATATTGGAAGATGGTAGGCGAACGACGGCTTTGGATTCAGCTAAATCCATTGAAAATGGTGGTAATATTTTAGATCGCTTTACAGTTGTGTGTACTGAATACCACGCTTACGAGCGCCGCTCTATACCCAATGTTTTATACAAGGGGCGCATTGAGGGCATGTGTGTCTGGTTTCTTGACTATTGTCGCGCTTGGATTAAGAAGCAAGATTTTCTTCGAGAAGCCAATGCATCTAGCTTCGTTGAACCCTTCTTGCGATCTTTGGAGGAGAAGAAAGAGTTTGCTCCTTTGGAATTGGTTGAATTAGAAGAACTTGATGAGTCAGAATTGGCTGATCTCGCTTATCAAGGTTTTGTTGAGAAGTTTTCTGACGTTGACTATGATTTCGCTCAATACCTTGGAGATCCCATTCCGGTGGAGGAATCCAAAGAATGTTTTCGATCACAAGCAAACATTTTGGGTACTGCCCTTGCACCTGCATATTGTTTTAGGGCTTATTTGCACTGTAAGATCGATGGTGCTCTTGCCTTTATGGATGATGTTCGAATTCATTCGCGACGAGTTGCTGGTGTTTGTGCCAAACTTTCAGAGTGTGCTATTGTCATGAGTGCGACTAAATCTGCAGGCGTTGAGATAGTATTTAGTCCGACTAGATGGCTTATTTTGTTGCTTTTGGCGTTCGTTTATTTCTCGCCTTTTGGTCATTTTTTGACGTGGACTATAGTTGGTGTTTGTCCTTTCTTGCGATGGAAGAATTTTGGATTTGTTCTTGCAAGATTGTATACTCAACAACGTTTGGATAAGCTTCAAGTTGAGAGATCAACTTATGTCCGTCAATTATTATATTACGTAGGATGGAATACTTTTGGACAAACGATATCCACTCATAGAGGAGATTTCATAATTCTCGCTATGTGTGGTTTGTCCGGTATTATTTTTACATGGTATAAGACTATTGGAGGTGGTTCAAAATTGTCTTCCGAAGCATATTTATCTGATTTTGTTAACCCTGATGATGCGAATGAGCGGATCAATGAGTTGGAAGGAGCAGGTTTTCTTGAAGTTATGAAAAATACGCGTGCCGTTGATGTTCCTGCTAAGCACTTTCCCTATGGTAATACTATTGCGTGCAATTTGGACTTTGGCGTACAC